GTAATAATACTGGAAGGAAACCTTAAAGTCCACTAAGGTTTGGTTAAGGTTTCCATTACCTAATAAAAAAGCACCCCAAAATAGAGTGCTTTAACTCAAGTTATGAGTGTGTTATCAGAACTTGAAGGTAGTCTGAATCACGCCACCCCAGTTAGAGGAATCATCAGCAAGACGCTGGTTGTCGCTTGCATAGAAGATTGCAGGAGTGATGCTGATGTTATCAGACACTTGGTACTTGTAGAAGAATTCAAGCATTGTTGCTTTCTCCAGATCTTCACCAGTAGGTGCCTGTCCGATAGCAACACCAGCAGAGTTACCATCAATAAACACATCTTCCCACTGAAGACCAGCAAACCAAGACTGACTGTTCGTAGCGGCACTTTCAGTACCACTCACAGTGTTCCAACCATAACCACCAGAGATGGAAGGAACCCAACCAGACTGAGTAGGCTGCCAGTATGCGTTCACAGCATAACCGTTGGAGGTTTGACCAGGAACCAGAGTACCCGAAGCACCATTCAGACCGTTGTAGGTACGAACACGAGTGCCTTCAGTACCATAACGGTAACCGAATGCGATACCATAGTTATCACCACGGTAACCAATCTGAGCAAGAGTATTCAGAGCACCAGACTCGTTGAATTCACCAGTTTCACTATTACTACCATCTTGGGCAACATAGTTTACACCAGCAATCAGACCTTTCTTACCGTACTGAACACCGAAACCAGAACCAGTTGCCTTGTTATAAACGCCAGGAGCACCAGCAACTTGGAAGAAGTCAAGAATGTTTGACTTATAAGCAGTAGGAACCCAGGACATTTCAGTGTTACGAACCAGAGCACCAGCAGTCAGAGTGGTGCTGTTGTTGAACACAGGGAATGAATAATACAGACGGTCAATAACTACAGTATTACCCATATCTCCTTGAGTGTTGTCTGCCTTATCCAGTTTGAACAGTGAAGAACTGGAACCAAAAGGATTGCTGCTGAAGTTAGCAGAACGCAGACGAGTGCGGAGAAGATCTTTACCAGTGAATGAAGTATCCAGGTTCAGACGAAGATCGTAATTGAATGCAGTATTGCTTACATCACCACCTTTGGTTTTGTAATCATCAACATTACCAATCACGAAGTTTGCTTCACCACGCAGTTTGGTGGTAGTGGAAAACTGTTGTGCTTCAAGTGTAGTAACTTGTGCTTCCAGTTTGTCCACACGACCACGAAGAACGGCGAGTTCTGCAGCAAATTCTGACTGAAGACGCTTGAGTTCATCAGTAACTTCAGTTACACGGTCAAGGCAAGCATTCAGAAGTGCTGCTGCCTCAAAACGGGTCATTGCACGACCACCACCAAAGGTTCCATTAGGATAACCAGCAACGCATCCATAACGCTCTACGAGGTTGCTGAGTGCCTGATATGCCCAATCGGTAGGACGAACATCAGAGAATTGAGTGACGCTAGTGACCTGCTCAGAAGAGTATTGGTTGACTGCTACCATATTGAGATCTGCAGCATTCGCAGCAACAGGAGCAACCATTCCCAGAGCAACAGGTGCAAGCATCAGTTGTTTGAGTTTCATATAGTTTGTTAAGAATTACAACTACAAGGTTTATTTAGACGCCCCAGGAATTATGGAGCAAGCGGAAGACGAGATTCGAACTCGCAACAACCTGCTTGGAAGGCAGGGACTCTACCGTTGAGTTACTTCCGCAAGTGTGGGAGATTGCTCTCCCAACGCACTTCCTTCACACGGACTTAAGAAGTATAAGACGAAAATTAAGTTTCGTCAAGCCCCCGACAAGACTTGAACTTGCGACATCAGCTTTACAAAAGCTGCGCTCTACCAGCTGAGCTACAAGGGCGAAACAGGGGAGGCCATCCCCCTGACCTAGAAATATTCTAGGTTTTAGTTGGAAGGAGTGCTCTTGAGGTTATCGCAGGATCACTTCCAACTCCCCCACCTGGACTCGAACCAGGAACCCCAGAGTTAACAGCTCCGTGCTCTGCCAATTGAGCTATAAGGGAATGGTTTGGAGAATAAATCTCCAAGCGTCTTGGGAGGGACTCGAACCCCCGACCAACTCATTAGAAGTGAGTGGCTCTGTCCATCTGAGCTACCAAGACATAAAGTAGGTTCCTATCGCCGCCACTCCTGAACCTACCGAAGGGGAGTGTCGCAGTTGATCTCTCAACTCTGATATTATAAGGTCTCTTGTGCTTTAGGTCAAGCCTTTGCTTCCTTGCGAGCGTTCTTCTCTTCAGTGATCTCGGTTCTACGTGCCTTGACAAGTTTAGAAATCTCTTGAAGTGCTTTACGAGCACGGGTTCCTGCTGCACTATTACCAGCAGCAAATTTTTCATCTTCTACTTTCCACGCTTCAACAGCATTCAGTAGTTCTTCTGATACGGACATAATAATCTCCAAAAAATAAGATATGTTTATATAGTAAAGTTAGTTACAATCTTCAATCCAAGGAGCACAAATTCTCATTGGTGGTGCGAGTGCCTTACATTCGTCAGTATAGCATAAAGTCTCATCATTTTTTTCTTCTATGTATCTTGGTTGATACTTTTTGTCTGCTTCCTTAATAATCCTATCGTATTCTGGTGTTACATCACGAATTGCCCTATCAACATCTCTTTCAACTCTACGATTTATTTTATCTGGATCATTAATTATCAAATCATTAATGATCGTTTGTGGGAAAAATTCTCTCTGAATTTGATCCAACAAATCCCAAAGTGTATTTTCTGATATCTTAGTGCATTGTGAGAGTGCTGCAATAAGAGTTGATAATACAATACCTACAATTATAAGTTGTTTTTTTGACCTTTTATTACCGAAATTAAATTTGAACATAAGAAAGGGGAGTTCTGCAGCACTCCCCTTATGTATCAAACTTCTACCGTGATCAGTCGGTTAGCATAATCATGAGCATACGAAGTGCGAGCACCATGATGCCCCCAACCAATCCAACTATACGCATAGTCCATGTAACGATTGATAGACTTACCAGGAGTCTTCATTCGATCTTCAATCTGTTTCCATTGAACCTCATTCGTAAGATAACGAAGTTGCGTGTGAAGAGATGATGGAGAACCACCAAACTTCTTAGCAAAATCACCCAATCCATAATAACGGTTGGCAGATGTCCATTGAATCAGTCCGTAACCGCCACCGCAGTTACTCCAACTGGTTCTGCTACCACCTTCGCAAATGTTAGGAACAAAAGTTGATTCCTGACGAATATTGCCCATGATGGTAGCAAGGGCGTTTTTGTCTTTAATACCACGCTCCTGGAAAAACGCCAGGGTAGCATTTTCATGTTCATTACACCCTTTACAAATTAGCCTTTTCTCTTTTGGCTTTGGTAGTGCAACCTCGCGGATTGCTGTCTTCTTTTCATCTACAAGATCAAACTCTTTGATAATAGCAAATGGTTTGGTTGTTGGTTCCACTGGTGGTGGAGGTCCTTGCATCTTGTAGTTGACGAATGGCAGTGATGCCGTACTGGTTGTAACCGTTGCCACGAGAGGCAGGGCTACTGTAAAGAAATTTTGCATTAATTTTAATTGAACTCTACATCCGTATAGGAAAAGCGCACTTCCCCGTCTCAGGGGCAGATCCCACGGCTCTAAATCAAAGTCAAAGACTCATAAAAAAGACCCTGCTCATAACAGGGATTTCTACATAATAAGTTAATATTTAGTAAAAGTCAAGTAGTCCAATTTTCAAAGTGGCACATAAATATAAAGTATACTAATACTAAAATGCCAAGGGAATGGAATACTCCCAAAAGGGAACCTTGGAATGCACCAATACATAATATACTTAAAGCAGTAGATAACCACACTCAAGAATACTTCAAGAGTGGCGATACTTGGCATCTACAAAAAGCAGATATGCTAAGAAAATATCTACATGAACTTAAAACTTGGATTCATCATCAAGAAGAAAGATGAAAATTAATCTCACAAAACTTATTTTTATTGTATGCTTTGCATCGATTAGTTTTGTTGGGATAAATTTCGTTGCATGTAATTTTATGATTCCAGGAACAATTAATACGGAAAACGTAAACGGCAGACTAAAAAATCCCCCTCCTTTAGATTGCAAAGAATCTGAAAGAAGAGGGTATGAAATTCTATTATCAATCTTAACTACAGTAATTGCATTGAGAACTAAACTAGAAGATTAGGAGTTCCAGATCTTACCTTCTGCCTTTCTTCTTCTAAGTAATCCTGCCTCTACACTAGAACCAGGATTACGGTAGAGTTCTAATGCTTTTGGAACTTCGTTCCATTTCTTTTCTTTAAGAACTTTAGTTATAGTATTAAAATTGGAAGACCCGTAAAAACCAGCACCAAGATTATAAGCAAAAGAAAGAAGTGCTCCTTGTTGATTTTCATTCATTTCATTCCAATAGGGGATTTTTTGTAGAGAAGGAAGAAACTCACGACGAAGTTGGAAATACAATAGATCATCTGCTTCTTCTTGAGTAATAGTATTTCCAATTAAGAACCTAGTACCATCTTTTCTACGAGTACTTCCCCATCCAATCGTAATCGGAAGTCCTCCAGTCAGAGGATCATAATACGCCTTCAAGTGGCATCCTTCAAACTCCTTGATTAAATCCACTCCTGGAAGTGGGAGACCATCAAGAGTTGGTTCTACTTTTTGATTACGATATCTTCTAGCAAACTCATCAAGAATTTCTTTATGCACAGATGCCTGAAGAAAATTCCAGGCATCGTTTTGATGTGGAAGATCTTTGTAATTTTTTACTGCATCAATAAATTTAATACTCATAAGAACACTCTACCCCATCCTGATTTTGGACCATCAACAGTCCATCTTTTTTCCAGTACAGATCTCTTATATACAGCACCCTTACCATTTGTTACTGGTCCTGTGTAACTATCATTGAGAGATCCATAAGGATCATTCACAACATAGTCTCCAGATGCAGTCTTACCAATTACAACGAGAATGTGACCGCCAGTAGGAGCAGACAGAGTGCCTCTATGTAGAATGCCGATACAAACTGGCCTTGCAGAATCAAGCTCACGATCAATATCTGCAAAAGAGAGATTGTACCTAAACTCAGAATTGACTCCATACGATTTAAGTATACGAGTCTGAACTGCATGATCTGTTGTATCGCCCACTGCGAAAACCTTGCGAATATATTCATCATCGCCTTTAGGTCCTTTTAAAGTGCCTGGTTTGAAATATTCAAGACACATTGCACAAGATGATGAGTTACAAGTTCTTTGAGCGTCCCTGTAATTATCTGTCTGTGGGTAGAAAGGGACTTTAAGAATATTTGACTTCGGTGCTTCGACTTGCGTTCTGAAAATTCTAACCCAGTTCGCATCATCTTGCATTAAGTCATTTGCCCTAGCAAGTAAATCCTTTTCAAGTTGCTCTACTGCTGCAACGTGCTTTGGATTTTTCTCATCATAAAACTTAAAAAAGTTATGAAGATCGATTTGCATTTTAGTCCCCTATGTATTCTAGTGAAAAAACATCATGCTCGGGAATATCAGGATTTAACCATTCACTAAATTCATTTTGAATTGCATATGCAGATTCAATATCATACTCAGATAACTCATGAATGCGGTCAACTGCCCAATCATGGGAGTCACGAAGAGTCTCTTCCAAAGTTACCATAATCTTTTCGCAAATAGCGTCCTAGAATATTGCTATTATAGAACGCTGGAGTCCCATCGTCAAGTGATTCTCTTAGTACATTATTTAGAAAAAGTTGTTTTGTCTCTTCATAATTACAATCACCTTTAGTCTTATGCAGGCTTATAATTTCTCTACTGAAGAACTCTTTTCCGTATTTTTTAATATCATCCTTTAATTCTGGACAAGAACCATAATACTTCTTCCAGTCTGATTCTTGTTTTACTTTTCTCTTCTTTCCTGGAGGAGTTCTAAAAGACCAAAAATATTTTCTACCCCAGTACTTACGATTAGTTTTATCACAAGATATAAGGTATACAAAACCAAAATAATCTTGAATATCAGAAGACTCAAAAATTTCTCCATTGAATCTCCAAGGATTCTCATAGCTCATATAGTAATCTTATAGAGCTATTATTTATCCTTCAACCTTAGCAAAGCGATTCTAGCAATAAAAAAGAGGGTTGTCAACCCTCTAGATCTTATATTAGACTCCTGGAAGTTGGATACCAGATCCACCCATTCGTTTTACTGCTGCTCCAGCCGCTTGAGATTCAGAACCAGTTGATCCTTGTTGGAGTTTGGTTGCCTTTTCAATTCTCTGTAAGCGTCTGTGAGCCTCTGGATTGATTGGCTCGGGCATTGCACCTTCAACAATATCTTGAATGGTTTCCGAACTCAGCTCCATCATTACATAGAGAGCCTCTTCTAAGGTGTCTACGTGCCCCTGTGAGAAGAGATAATCAAGAATAATATCATAGGAGTCTTTGAGACCTAACATCGTCTTTGTTCTTGAACTCATCTTGGATTTCACGTCTGGAGAAGAATACATAGGACCAGATTGTGCTGCTTGACGTTCTTGAGATGCCTTTTGCATTTTTTTCAAATCCTCAATATCTTTTGAAATTGGTCTTGGTGCAGGCATTGCAGAACCACTCTTTGCAGCAGCAAGAATTGCACGTTGTTGCGAAGTACCAACTTTAGAAATCATAGGTTCGTTTGCCTTTGCCCAAGTTGATAAATTCTTGGTTCTATCACCAGTTTGTGCTACAGGTTCTGCTTTTGTTGCTGCTGGTTTAGCAGGTTCTGGTTTTGTTGCTGCTGGTTTAGCAGGTTCTGGTTTTGTTGCTGCTGGTTTAGCAGGTTCTGGTTTTGTTGCTGCTGGTTTTTGTTGCGCTGCTTTCCTTGCAGCATCTTGCTTTGCTTTTTCTGCTTTATGAGTTTCAATATCTTTTTCTATTTGTTTAGAACCTCTTCTTCTAGCATAATCTGCAGTAAGACGGTCTAACTCCTTTTTATCAAATGTTTTTGTATCAATAGGAAACCAACCTTTAGGTGTTATAAAACCAGGTCTTCCACCTTTTAATGCAAAATCTCTACCTGTTGCCTCATCAAGCAATTCTCCACTATGATTATCAACCATATCAAAATGATCATAACCTACAACTTTACCACCTAAAATTTTAAGGGATTTTTGGCTTGTTGGTTTTGGTTTTGCTGTTGCTGGTAGTTCTGGTAGTTTTGGTGGTTTAACATTTTTAATAGCATCTGCCGCTTTTTGTGGACTTGGGATATTGTGTGCCGCTTGCCTTGCACTTTGAACAGCTGCACCAACATACTCTCTTCCTTTACCACCACTTATAAATTGATCCGCTGCAGCTGCTATACCAGTAGGAACTCCCCACTTACCCAATGTTTGAAGTGCTTTTTTAGCAGGTTCTTTTGCACCCTTCAATACATTACCTAAAACTTTTCCGCCAAGTCTTGCAGCACCCGAGAGTGCCCCTTTTGCTGCTTGTCTAGCACCTGCACCAAATAAAGTTCTACCAATTGCAGGAAGCACTGCACGGGCAGCAGCTCCTAAACCCAATCCAACCAAAGGTGCAATTTCATAAAGTTTTTGCATCTGCTCTTCAATATATTCTTCCGAAGATAAATTCTCAACAATCAAATCATCACTAGAATAATGATTAATATCCTCTATAAAAGTTTCATAATCAACATTTGCAAAATATTCAAGAACCTCAACCGCACTAGATCCATTAGAAATCAAGGTATATGCTATTGATTCAATTATTTGATTTTCTGTTACTTCTACATTTTCATAAATTGAAGCATATGTTTCTTTCAAACTACCAATTTCACCACCAGTAAGTCTAGACATTTTTTGTTTTAGTTTCTTATAAAAATATTTATAAAAAAAGAGGGTGGTGAAACCCTCTTATATACCGGTTTGGAAAGTGATGTCAACCTTCAATAATAGACTTTTTCCAAGACTCACTCATATTTGCCATAATAACAAGTGCTGCTTCTTCAGTATCAGCATAACCTTCATCAAGAAGGTGTCCTTTGATTACATCAAAAATATCAAAACTAGATTTTTGCAATTTAGATACAGCAGCGATAGCATCTTTCTCAACGTCTGCAGCACTTTTACCAGCAGATCTTGCCGCTGCTCTCGCTGCTGTTGCTGCTTTCAATTCTGCCGAAGTTAAAGTTCTTGCAGTAAAACCAAGAGGCTTAGGTGCTTCTGGTTTTGATTTTGTTATAGCAGGAGCAGCAGAAGGTTGCTGTCTGGGAGATCTTTGTGCAGGAGGTTGTTGTCTAGGAGGTTGTTGTCTAGTCGGTGTTGTTGGTGCTGGTTGCCCAGGTCTCTGGAAAATAGGTGATAGACCAGGTTGAACTGGCTTACCACCAACATTAAATCCACCAGGTCCAACAGTAACACCTTTAGGAGGGGGAGTAGTAGAAGGTCTTTTAAAAATAGGAGAAGGTCCAGATTTAACTG